GGTAGCAAACGTCCCGCTAGTGGCAGTAGTATGAGCAACTAAGGCTGACCAGATCGAACCAATATCAGGATCAACGTAACGCTGTCCAACAGTAACAGCCAATGAGTTCGACCATACACCCTGAACACTTGACGAGGGAATGAAATTGGCTAGGATGGCATCGATCATCCTCCAATTGTCATGTTCCTTTAGGTGCCAAGGACTCTTATCGAAGTCGATAAGCTCGAAGTTGTATGTAGGTGTAGTAGTCATGTTGACCTCTAAACATCAATCTCGGTCCCAACGAACTGGACATTACAAGCAAGTGCAGTTGTTCCAGCAATCGTATACGTCACAACGTCAGCTGCGGAGAGGAAGTACTCATTCGGAGCAGGAGTACACGTAGTATCTCCATCAACACCGGTTGCCTGAGCGGCCAATGGACCCTCTTTCAGTGCGTTAGGACTGGAGAACAGATAGTTACTTGCAGTGATGTTGGAGTGAACTAACACATCAATGCCATTCACTGTGATAGTGAAGTCTGTAGTACCGTCAGCAGCTCCCTGAATCTCATAGAACAACCGGCCCTTCGCAGCCTTACTAGAAGGAACGGTGTAAACAGTCGTAGTAGCTGCCGTAGCAGTGGTAGCTCCTCCGAGTACGCCAATCCGGTCAGCCATGTTAACCTCCTATTGATCTGACAGATCGAAACTGAGCGTACCGTAAGCTAATTGCCCTGGAATGCCTTGTTTCGCTTGAACAGCAGTGATCTCATTCTTGATAGTCAAGAACTGAGTCCGCATCTCTGACTTGCTGACCTTAACGTTATCAGCGGGGAATGTCTCGTCAACAGCAGATGCCATTGTTACCTCCTAATGGAGCCAGTTTGATGAGCCAATGAGATAGAGATGAATTTTAATGGTCCCAATCCATCTCCAGTCATACGTAGTTTCTGTAACTTGTACTTAGATGACCATGCGTACAGATTCTCTAGGCGAGTAGGACGACTACCGCCAAAGTCATTGCCAAACCCGTCACTGCCAAACCCAGGAGCATCGCCACCGATGAACTCCATTTCGAGTGTCGGATCAAGCTGCCTCACATCCCATCCAAGATCATCATCGAATACGAAACCGTCTAGAAACGCTTCACCGAGGAATGATCGATCCTCGAATATATTGTCGATGAACATTTGGCACGTAAATCGCTGATTTCCTTCGGTGTCAAAGTTGATGTAGCGGGAGTTCTTGGTGTTGAACCTTCTTCCTGCGTCACTCCAGGGGAGTTCCCAATCGAAGGGGATTGAGACTCCGCTGTCGTTGATGTCTGCGACTGGATTGAATCCTGTATTGTCCGTGAAGACGGTATCGTCATCAAACATCTCCTGATCACCAATGAAGTCACGATTGAACGTGAACGTCTTAGTGGCTGGCTTCTCATTGACGCGACCAAGCTGGTATACTTGAGTCCCTACACAGAGAAAGATGTTCTTCAATGCTGAACGACATCCACAACGGAACTTCCAGTTACCAAACTCCTGCCACGCCTCGATCTTCAGTGGCTTGACCTTCTTCAACACGAAGCCTCGATACTCAGTGATGATCTCCTCACTAGGACTGTCAGGAAGGAACAGCATGTAATGGGCAGCAACGGAGTCATAGACTGCGAAGGTACGTTCCTCCAATGCTGCCGTTGTATTCAACTTGCTGAGTTGAGACTGTATCTCTGGATCGATGAAGTGGGACAGTTTCTCAGGACGAACAGCACCAGTAAACAGAGCGCGAGAGATAGACGCTACACCGTTCAGGTCGGTGAACATCATGTCCTCACCGATAGTCTCAATCGTCCTATGCGACAATGCTCCTACATTCTCAATAGCATCGTCGAACACAGGAGTGTGATCGCTACCATCGAAGGTTCCAAGCGTCCCAGGGAGTACAACGTTCTCAAAGAATACAGCGATCTTATCCCTAAATGCTCCAATACCTGTTACAGCCTGTGAGCCAGATGGAATCCTACTGCCAAGGTCAATACTGACGGCATCGTTAGGAGCAGAATTACCCACCCAAGTTCCAGATGTGTCAGTGTTACTAATGTAAATCCTGTCAACGTTGTTAGGATCGCCAGACATGACGACGTAGCGATTGTGTGCTGTGACGTACTTGCAGATCGGTGTGAAGGTGTTATGTAGATCGGCTAAGTCTTGTAGATATGTGGCGATCATGCCAGAACTAACCAGCAGTGGCTTATTAATGCCATTGCATATGATTAGCTCTCCATTAAACTCAGCGAATGAAACGAATGTAGTCTTATCAGACCATCCAGAGGGCGCTCCAGGCAAATCTTCTGCCCAATCATCTGAGAAGATCTCAGAGACAGCGCCAGTACCATCAATCCTGACTACCTTACCGTTCTTTCCAACGGCAACGAGGTTACTGTTGAAATACGTAATGTTAACGATCTCATCCAAGATAGCAGAAGTCTCAGCGAACAACTTGGTTCCTGGGCGTATCTCCACCGCTCCGTCACGACTCCTATGGACATTCTTGAATACCTTGCTGAACTTAGTGGACAGGTTCAGGTCGTTATCGACTACATTCCAGCCTCCAGAGAAGTCACGTAGAGTCCCATCCGCCAGGACTGCCTGACGTTTGATCTTGCGATCTTTAGGGAAGAGGAACGTATCAGCCATTAGAACGGTGTGTCTATTGGAGAGGAACGAGGATCAGGAGTACGATCAGCGTCTACTGCCTTCTTTAGTCGAGCTTGGTAAATGAAGTTCTCAGAGAGCTGGAACTCATGAGTGTACTGATCGTAAGTAAATGGATCAACTTCAACCTTCTTGCCGACAACACCTATCGCCTTATCCATAGCTTCTTCTTCAGAACGAGCCATAACAGTTACGGCGCCAAGAGTAGGTTGTCCATAAGCATCTTCAATCTCACCTACTACTTCCCACTCTTGTAGCTCCCCAGACTCCTTAGCTTGGCGTATTGCTATAGCTTCCTCGGCCTGGGCAGCTTTAGCTTTACGACTAGGCAATGGGTTTGGTGCAGGCTGCTGACCAAGAACTACAGGATTCTCAGTAGGTGGAAGTCCTCTACTTGGACTATCCGACGGGAACGCTTGAGGTGACGATGGGACACGTTCTGCTTCTAGTTCACGGATAGCGTTACTAAGTAGGTTCTCAGGAGCACCACGTTCTACTAATGCATCTACTTGAGCTTGTGACATCGGT